TTGAGACTCAAAATAATTTTGCTCAATAATATCGGAAACTTGTTGTAAAAATGCTCTATCGTTTAATAATGAAGTGACTACTTTTGTCTGAAAGGTATGACCATACTGGGATAAATTATCCTGCATATTTTTTCCTAATGGAATTTAATGTTGTAAAATTCTTTTGAATCCATACATCCCAATTCAATAAAACATTTTGTAATTTATCTTCTACAAATAGTTTATCTAATTCTACTTTATTGATACCGTCAATTTCACCATCAACTAAATGTCTTATCGTTGATTTGGTGCTCTGTGAAATATCAACATCACTCAATTGCATAATTCTGTGATTGGTTTGCAATACATTTAGGTTGTTCTTTAATTCTTGAATTGCTTTGGATTTATTATCATGTAATTTACAAATTTCTACGAACATTTCCAAATTTATTTTTCTTTTTTCTGATAGTTCTGGAAAGAATTTTAGTATAGTTTTGTCACCGAGTCCACGAATGCCAACTACATTGTCACTCTTATCGCCAAGTAACGATTTGTATATGATATAATTCTCACACCATATTCCAGTTTCTTCCAATAGATTCTCTGGAGTATACATCTTCTTTTTGGTTGGCAAATAAACATTAACCTTATCAGAAACTAATTGTAGAAAGTCTCGGTCATTGGATAGTATCACCGATTTTTCTTTGAAATAATAAGAAAGGTAGGCAATCACATCATCTGCCTCGATTTTATCAATGGAGATTATAGTAAGTGGCAGATTTTGTAGGTATGAAAAAACACGAAACAGTTGATACTTCATTGAGGATTGTTCATCTTCAATGTCTTCAAACCCAACTACACGGTTTAACCGTGACTTGATTGCCCTACCCTCTTTATAGTTTGAATAGATTTCTTTTCTTCTTTGTGAACCACCTTTACCATCAAAGACCACAACAACCCGCGTGGGATTAACCATACGGATTGTTGCTCCAAGAGACTTTAAGAAACCAGAAAGTCCACCAACATGAATACCATCTTCGTTTAATGTTGGGATGGCGGAAAATGTGCGTATAAAAAGATTCATCCCATCTACAATCAAAACCTTACTATCACGATGTAGGTTTTCTTGTTCTTGTTTTTCTGTTTCTATTTCTTGTAAAAGTCTTTGATATTTTCGGTTCATACTTCATCTTGTAATAATGGTTCATTTGAAAGTGTTACATCATCAATTCTTGCTTCATCAAGTTTCTTATATTTCATAATTACTTTCTCGGCGATTTCATCATAAACTATGTCATACAATTGAGGATTACTCATAATCTTTTCAACAAATTCTTTGGATTGAAATTTGATTACCTCACCAGTTCTTTTGTCTGTCCATTGATACCAAGCACCTGATTGTGAAACAAGATTGTGTTCCTTCATAACAGTTAGCCATGAAGAATAGTCATCTATACCACTATCAAAATAAACTTCATATTCACACTCACGAAGTGGAGGACCACATCTATTTTTGACGAGTTTTGCTTTAACTCTCGAACCAACAATTTCATCACGACCTTCTCTCTTTGCTTTGATAGCACCGATAGAAGAAAGACGAAGACGAACAGAAGCATGGAAAGGAATACCTTTGCCACCTGGTGTTGTCCAAGGATCAGAGAATGCCGGAGCATTAAGTTTCTGACGAAGTTGGTTTGTGATAATCAAGCAAATACGCTCTCTACCGATAAGATTTGTAATCTTTCTCATTGCCTTTGAAATGATAAGTGCCTTTGCCGTAGCATAACCATCCTTATCAAAGTCTGCAGCCATTTCTGTTTTAGTGGATGCACCTGCGATTGAATCAACTACTATCGTTACCAATCTATCTTTATCGGATGAACGAACTTTGTCAATGATAACATCAACTGTTTCAAAAATATCTTCTACGGTTTCCAATGGAATGTATAACATATCTTTTAAGTTCAATCCAATTGCAGTTAGATATTCGGTTGCAATTGCATTCTCGGTATCAATATAAACTGCAAGACCACCTTTCTTTTGTGTGTTGAGAAGGGCATGGGCTGCCAATAATGATTTACCAGATTGTTCGAGACCTGTTATTTCAGATACACGACCAACAGGAAAACCACCATACTTACGATTGGAAATGGCCAAGTCTAACATGGTTGAGCCAGTTCCTACCCATTCTTTTACTATCGTAGGTGCATCACTATCACCTTCAAGAAAGTAAGCGGTCTTAATGTTTTGAGATTTGAATTGTTTGTTTATAGTTTCGGCAATGAGTCCACCGAGTTCATCGGAAAGATCACTCTTTGATTTTGCCATAACATACCCCTATTAAAATAAATCATCAAATGTAACACCAGCATCTTCAGCAGATGTAGATGTCTTCTCACTCTTTTCTTGTTTGTAATTGAGGTCTTTGGAATCTTCTTCTTGTGATGAAGCACCCATCCAAGTTTGCAACTGAATCTTCAAATCATCATAAGATGGTTCTGGATACAATTCTGTAATCTGTGGTTGAGACTTAATCTTTTCAAGAACATCTGCACTTTCTGTAATAGGTGTTTCTTTTGGTTTAACACGAATACTTGTTTCTGCATAAGTTTTACCGGCTTCTTCTGGTGACTTAACGGTAACAACAATGTCACGACCAGATTTTGGATCAGACAAATCACCGTAATCAGGATCAACAAAGAAAGCAAGCAGTTCTTCATAGATTTGTTTACCAAATCCCCAAAACTTTACACCTTCATTTTCTTGACCACGAACAATAACAGGAACATAGATACGCATTTTGGGTTCCAATTTTCTACCCATTACCCAATCTTCTTTATCACCAGTTTGTTTAAGTTTTTCTGCAAACTCAACCACTGGATCAGGACGACCAAATGATGCAGGAGAAAGAATAGACCTCTTACCCAAATTGTAATGGAAATACAATTCGATGAATGGATTTTCTCTGTTGTGGATGTAGGGAACAATTCTGATTTGTGTTTCACCTGGATCGGGTTTCCAGATGTTAGATGTGCGATTGTTTGTGTTTTTCAAAGAGTTCAAACGGCTCTTGATTGCATCAAGGTTAATACCCATGACGTTTCTCCAAATGTGTAATAAATAATGTTTAATCGTTACTAAAAGAATGTTATATCTAATAGAACAATACTAATATACTAATTTAATGTTTAATAAGCAAGCAATTTTTTTTTATTTTTTCGTCATAAGATGCGTTCTTACTATTTCTTTTATTTTCTTACGAAATTTATTACGCAATCTTTCATTGACCTTTATTTCAGTCTTTGGTTCTTCTTTTTCTTTCTTTTCTTTTTTAGTTGGTTCTTCTTCTTCTTTTTCTGGTTTTGATTCGGTTGGCTCTGCCAATGATGAAATTTCGTCATCAATTTTTTTAGATACGTCTTCAACAACAGAATTTATATCCTCAACTAATTCTTCCAAAACTTTTATATCTGCATCGGTTAATTTTCGCTTAATGTATATGCTTATTCTTTTGATAATCAATTCTACATCATTTTCATGTGATTCTTTATCTTCTTCCGAATATGATGAAGACTTTAGTTTTGCCAAAGAATTAAACAATGCCTTCAATGAAGGATTGTTTGAAAATCTAGATCCTATTGATTGAAGTTTGTCTTTTACACCATCGTATGATTTAGAACTAACCAATGGACTAAACCAATTTTTTATTACATCTGGTGTTTCCGATGGGAATGACATTTTCAAGTACCCGCCACGGGCACCTTCTATTGAATTTGCAGCATCTATAAAAACAATATAACCCAATGGACTAATTGCCGATTCGGTGATTGATTCATTTATTTTTTTCTTAATCTTTTTCATATATTTCTCACGGTAATAATGTTAGTTTACCAGAATTTTGTAATAGATAAACACTTATACTTGTTTCCTTATTGAAAAAATGTAACTTGCCACCCATTGGTTTCTTATAGATATAGCCAATTTCTTTCAGAGCATCAACTATCTCATGTTCTTTATACATACTAGCATCTATCATATTATCAGGTAGCATAGAAACATCCGATAGTTTCTTTTTAAGTTCTTCAAATATACTATCAAAACCGGTTCCTTCTTTAACGGAACCAGTTTGTTCAAGAATTTTTTTAATAACTCTATTTGTTATTTCGTCAATAATCGATTTAGTCATACGTTTTTTCATTTAGTTATGTCCAATACTAGTAAATAAATATCAAAATGCCTGAACTTTAACAAGGAAAATCTTAACAACACGGAATCCTTCTCTATTTTTTAATAGTGCACAATTTCTATACCGCTCCCATTCAATAGGATATTTTTTATCAAGAATGCCGTTGTTTAAGTTCATTATCAATTCGTTAAGAGCATTTATCGTATAAATTGTATTTGTCTCACGTTTTTGATGAACCATTATTGAATTTGGTAAGAACTTCTTGTAACTGTCCATGATTATGTTATATGACAGAATACAATCGTCTTTTATTTCAAATGACTTGAAAATAAAAATTTTGTTGTTTAATACTGAAAAGTTTGTCTTTATATCGTCTATTACTTTGTCTAACTCATACTTTTTTGCAAAAGTACAAACAAGCTGTGTCTTCAATATATCTCTCTCATTAGTTAAGATTTTTTATCACTATTATCCGGAAACTTCAATGCAAGCATTACATGAAATAATAAATCTTCATTATCTATGTATCTTGATAGTATCTCTTTTGCCGTATTCATGTGTGCGTCATTGTAGACATTAAATCTATCCGTGCCTATCTTTTCAATCAATTCTCTTGTAATTTCATTAAAATCCATATAAAACCATATTTTTTAATTTTAGAATACACACATACTTCATATAAATATGTTACTAAATTTGTTTAATGTGACCAAAATCCTCGCCAACATAAATTTTTATTGACATACTATCGGTCTCAAAAGCAGACTGTAAAACATCAATCAACTCCATTTCATCTGGATGAATATCAAAAACAAAGGCATCGTATAGATACATCATAAATACAGACTTCTTGTTCTCCAAGTATGGTAGAATACTTTTTATCTTACGAACATTATATTCTGTTTCCAATGATTGAAGAACATAATTGAATACTTTATTAGGAGTTACATCTTGAATATCTCTGAAATTCTTTTCGTAAAACCAAGACTTCACCATACCATCCATTTCATATACAGAATACAGTTCATCAATCATCGCCTGAATGGTTGTGAAGAAAGGATGTCCTATAAACTCTGGAGTTATAGTTCCATATATGTTTTGAAACACTTTACCTTTGAACTGATCGTAGTCCATATCAATTCCCAATTCATCTTTTATTTGTTCGTATGGATGCCTTTCAAATTGATAGTCTAATATCTTAGCAAGTAGTTTGATATGAAATGCATCATAATCAAACTGGACTATCTTACCACCGTCAAACCTTGAACGAATTTTATCTCTACTACCGTCTTTCTTATTCATTGCGGAGAAATTAAAACTATCCCAAGCATTACTTGGTCTGCCTGTTGCTGTATACCACATATAATTTTGCTTCTTCCATTCATCACCAACTAGAATATCGTTTTTTTCTATTTCATGGAATACGGTTATGAAATCATTACAATAGTCTATACAATTTTGAGTAATCGGATTATCTTCATAAATCTTCATAACATATCTTGCAATCTTTCTTGCCCATTCAAATTGTTTTGAAAGTGGTATGACATGGCCTAAATCTTCTATCTTGTAAAATTTTTTTGCAAGTATTTCCATTCCTTTCGGATAAAACTCATGTGGATTGATGTAGTCACTGGTGTAATAATGCAGATATGAATTTAGATCAATACCACAATTAAACCCATTATACACTAATGATTTTTTATTGAATACAAGAGTTTTGGGATGAAGACTTATTTCATTTAGTGTGACATCGGTATCTATTTCATCTGGATGTGTAAAGTTTAGGTATTGTTCTTCACCATCAGTAAATAGAAAATACATACCGATTATGCCAACTGTTGAAGGATGTTTGTTTGGATTACTTGTAATTGGAATGCAAACCGAAGGTTTTTCTTCAAATATCATAGTGAATTTTATTTTGAATATAAATAATCACAAATATACAAACTTTTCACATAAATTCAAAATAAAAATTTATCTATCTTCGTAACCAAAACCCATAGGAGATACCTCACTACCGGCAGAAATTCGATTGAATGGTATTTCCGATATAGAATTTTCAGAAGAAGGGGTATTTACAGTAGGCGGTTCCATCGTTTCTATTCTAGGTTTTACCGCAGGAACATTCTC